GTGCGGTGTTATACACCCACTAAAGCACAATTTTATTCATTACTTGGTGAATGTAAGTGTATGACAGAGTGTAAATTTATTCATGAATCACAACGGAAGAAAGACTCTCAGAACTCGCTATCGGTGAAAGACCTGGAATCGTAGTATTACATGGATGGTCATACATATCTATAACTGTCTCGAAAGATTTCGAACATTTATTACACTTCACCGTTCCATAACCTCTTATAAGTCTACGATTGATATCATCAGTTTGATGACACCCCATATGTGTGATAAGTTCTTCCATAGTATTGAAGTTCTTACCACATAGGTCACATGAACATGGGTAAAGTATGTGAAAATTTCGACGGATTACCTTTTTCACGAGAAAGGGCCAAGGAAAACACATCTTACTTACCTAAGTGGTATAAAGTTTTAAGCAGATTTAAGTTTATGACCTGTATGCAATATATTGCCTTTGATTTTGAAACATCAGGATTACCAGTGGGTCGTAAACCCCTGACTCCTGGTACAATTAAACAGTATGACACGTGTCGTGCTGTATCCCTCTCAGCTGCAAGGTTCTCCTCCCGTGGTCGTTTGATGGATACGTTTGACGCTATTATCCAACCATTAGATTTTGAGATTGGTCAAGGTTCTATTGATGTTCATGGTATTACAAGAGAACGTGCTATGCGTGATGGTCGTCCATTTGCGGAAGTATTTGTCGACTTCATGAAGTTCATTGGTCCTCGTACGAGAACGTTTGTTGCGCATAACGCAAAGTTTGATACCAGTGTTCTGAAATCTGAGATGATTCGTAGGGGTATAAACCTGGGTCTCATCGAGGATTTCAACTTCCTTTGCACCCTTGAGATGTACAAAGAACGTTTTCTCACACCTATTAAGCTTGGAATTCTTTACAATGATATATTTGGTGAGGATTTTGAGAATGCTCACAATTCACTCGCTGACTGTATTGCGTGTGGTCGGGTGTATCCTTACCTTCTTGGTCATGAAAGAACTCTCAAGTCTATTGGTATCCCAAAAGTTATCATTGGTGCTTCATCTGTTGCGTCTGCGATTGGGGTTGGGTTTAAGAAGGTACCTGAACTTATCTCAGAGCTTTGGAAGAAGTACAGTCCTCAGACATTCGAAGGACAAACCAGGGATGATAAGGCTATTGAAGTCATTAATTCCAGTGAATCTGTCAAAAAGATTTTCGGAGACGCTGAAGGTTTCAAATCTGAGAACAGTACTGATGTAAACCAAAAGATTCGGGCACTTTACCACCAAATTGAGCACTCTGATTTGGAACCCAAGGATATGGTTGTGGCTAAAGACCATATTCGTAAGACCCTCTTCACGAACCATGGCACCCGAAACGAGGATAAGACGGCTAATACTGACAGTGCTCACCTGGTCGAAGATGATACATTCTACACACATGACATCTGCACGATTGAGGGTACATTGTACCAGATTGTGGGTCGGGTTGACAGGATTCAAATGAATGAGGATGGAACGAGAACCTTGGTTGAGATTAAGAACCGAGCGAATAAACTATTCGGGAGGGTTAGGGATTATGAGGCGATTCAGTGTCAAACCTACCTTCAGATGTTGGGAGACATTCAGTACTGCCGTTTGATTGAACAATTTAATGATGAAAAGAAGGGGTATCTCATCGAGAAGGATGACGAGAAGTGGACCAAAGAGATTATACCCAAGATTGAGAATTTCTGTGAGCACTTCCATAGCATGTTGAGTGAATCAGTTTAGAGTTTAGCATTTTAATTAAATAATGTGGAAAGATATCATTTTACACACCGTATCATCAGCTAGTTCTATGATTTTCAATTACTTTCAGACAAAACAGATGTGTGAAGATAATACAAATGACCTTATGGTTATGTCTCTTATAAATTTCGTTATGATTACGATGACAGTATGTATGATTGCACTCAAAAGTCCGATTAGAGTTGTAGATAATAGGATTGATTTGAAGTAATATAAAAAGATGGTGTAAATATATACTAAATGCCCCTTGTCCCGATTAAGTTGATGAGAAATGGGTTATCAAAGAATACCCTTCTAAATCTTAAGAACGAAACGAATGACATTGACACCGATGATTACCTTGAATCTAGGATAAACACGAATACTCGAGCGAAGAAACTCTTAGCTATTGAGGATGCATCTGAGATGGCAAAGTTGTACCTTCAAAAAACGGGTGTATTTGAGGCTATTACGCGGGACGTTAAGAAGGAAACTGGAGAGAATTTTACGTTTCAATGTAAAAGGACAAATGCTATGAAAGTCAAGAAGAAAACTGACATTGAGTACATCATGATGGAAATAAAATACAATAATACAACTGGACATTATGGGATGGCTAAAGTAAATCATAGAAACAAGACTGCAAAACTTTACGATTCTATGTCAAAGAATGAATCGGATTTCAAAAAACCTCTAAAGAAGGTATTGACGAATACATACAAACTATCCGTGTCTAAAAACACACTTCAACCAACGGGGGGGTTTGTGGCTGATTCGTTTGATGAGTTCAAAGAACCAAATTATTCTGGTGGAGTTCCCAAAAAGCTACTGGAGAAGGCCTTTGAGTTGTCTCAATACGACGAACTTTCCCAACATCACTTTTGTTATGTGGAATCACTCCTCGCTATGATGAGAGACCTGGGTCATGGTAGTGTTGGACCAGGAGACCCCAGGGACCGTCTTGCATTTGTGAAGGCTGTCATTTGGGGTATCCTTCATAAATATGTCCCTAAGACGAATAGGAGGTCGGCACAATGGAAGTATTTTGAAAAGAATTTCCCTTACATATTGGATACTAGGAAACCAGACGGTAAGCGTCTCCGAATGGTGAGGGGGTATGTCCAGGTGCCCCCACCCGATGGTGAAGTTAAGATGACTTTCCTAAAACTACCACTCCGCACTGATATTGATGACAGTTGGAGTTTGAAAAAAATTCTTGATTGGGCGGGGGATTGATAAACCTAAGTAAATATTAAAAGACTATAAAATAAGCAACATAAGATGGAGAAGCTCACGCATCTTATGCAACTTATAGATGACAACTCGAGTGTTTTACCCGAGGGTGTATACCTCGATATGTGTAATGACATGAAAGGGGTTCACGAAAACATGAAGGAGGTGGACGAACGAACAACTACATTCAGTCAGGTGCGATATGAGGAGATTGAATATGATTTACATAGATGTGTGAGTGTGATGGAAAAACTTAAGGTTCGCATGAAACGATATAAGCCTAGGGAGAGGATGTCCAATAAAATGAAGAAAGAAGCAATCATGGCATGGGCTGACCACATGAGACTTGATTCACTTCGAGAATATACTGAAGAAGCTTTACTTGAAAATACGAATATAACTGATGTGAAGTTTATATACAATTGGTATTTGAATATTTATAACGAACGGATTTATTACAAAAAGGAGGCTGCGGATATTGCATTATCTGACCTAATTGCACGGAGAGATGAGTTGGTAAATGATTTAGCCGATGAGATAGCGATATAGCACATAAGTAGCTCCCTCCACCTTCCCTTTTCAAGGAGAATGGACGAAATTCTGACCGAACTCCGTGCCTTGCGTGATGAGATTGGGGTCCTTAGGGGGGAGGTGAACCTTGGTGGTCCTAGGGTCCCCAAGATTCCCAAGGTGGCTAGGGTACCTTGTACTGGCATGACTGGTAAGGGAACCCCATGTCGCAACAGTGCCCAACCCGGGCATGAGTATTGTCGTATGCATGGTGATAGACCTGCGAAGGAGGTGAAACCAAAGAGGGTTAAGAAGGAGGCTAAGCCTAAGAAGATTCAACCTGAGCACACCCACCTTCTTGGTGAGCCGGCACCTTTTGGTACCGCGTGTCCATTGTGTGATACTCATGGGGATGTTATGGACCCAACCTTACCTGATTCAGAATTTGAGAGTGATGAGAACATTGAGGAGAGATTGAGAGTTTTGTTAGCTACAGAAGAATTGTAATTGGTATTTGAGAAAATATAAATATGATTAGTATATACTTTAGGATTTATAAGTTTTTCTAAAGTATTTGAGAAATAGAAAAGAGTTGTGTTTAGAATCTGAGAGTTCAGATATATATATATGTAATATGATTTCATCTAATCTTTCAAAATACTTTAGGATTTATAAGTTTTTCTAAAGTATTTGAGAAATAGAAAAGAGTTGTGTTTAGAATCTGAGAGTTCAGATATGTAATATGATTTCATCTAATCTTTCAAAATACTTTAGGATTTATAAGTTTTTCTAAAGTATTTGAGAAATAGAAAAGAGTTGTGAAAATTATTATGGCATCGTTGATATCATGGGGTTCAAAATAAAAATATGATTAGTATATACTTTTCAAAATACTTTAGGATTTGAAAGAATTTCTAAAGTATTTGAGAAATAGAAAAGAGTTGTGTTTAGAATCTGAGAGTTCAGATATGTAATATGATTAGTATATACTTTAGGATTTATAAGTATTTCTAAAGTATTTGAGAAAATGAAAAGAGTTGTAAAAATTATTATGGCATCGATGATATCATGGGGTTCAAAATAAAAATATGATTAGTATATACTTTTCAGAATACTTTAGGATTTATAAGAATTTCTAAAGTATTTGAGAAAATGAAAAGAGTTGTAAAAATTATTATGGCATCGATGATATCATGGGGTTCAAAATATAAATATGATTAGTATATACTTTTCAGAATACTTTAGGATTTATAAGTATTTCTAAAGTATTTGAGAAAATGAAAAGAGTTGTAAAAATTATTATGAGTAGAGGGTCGCTTCGCTCCAGTTACGGCCGCGAACCGTACACGCGGGTGTTGACATCTAAGATATTCAGTATGATGTGATAGGTTATGGGTAATAGGACACGTGGCGAATAGATTGATACATTAGTGGTAAGTGAATCCCTTTTTTAAATGACAAAAAGTTCAATTTAATTAAAATCTAAATTTCTAGGAAGTCTTCGAATGTGCATATCTCTTTATAGTCAATGGCTTCCGCAAACTTCTGGAGTTCTTCGGGGAGGTCTGTGGGTACTAGGCAGCTCTCGATGTATACACGTGATATATCCATGTCTCTATCATCAAAATACTTGAGTAGTTCTTTGAGGGTTTGGTCATCTATGGTCTCCATGGCTTCACAAAACCTATCTTCACATAATGATGACCCTACGAGTAGGTTGTCCTTGATGTATTTTTCGAGGCCATCGTCTGGTGAGGCGTAAATTTCATCCGCCAACATCGAGCAATTCATGAGGGTACTGAGACCACCCGCGATGTATTGGATAAACTTATTCTTTTGGGGGGTAATTGACATGTTTGTAGTTTGAATGATTTTATTCTGGAACTTCATGGAACTTAGGTATCATTTCACACGAACTTCTAAAAAACAAACCTAAGTGGGTTCCACAAAAACGGAATGTATCGAAGATACGCAAATTTCCGTAAGAATGAACTCCGACGACGTTGTGTTCGTGGGTGAGACGCACCCCAACGATTTTGAGCCTGAGTTTAAACCCGACCCTGTTGATTTAATCCGTGAGATGATGGGGACGATCGACGCGCACTCTGACCGAATTCCCGAGGGGTTTTACCTTGAGGTTTGTGGTCAAATAAAAGACCTTTTCAAAGCCTGTAAGGGGGTGGGTAACCCCGATCAGAGACCCTGCTGCGAACACTGTGACGCACCAGGTCACGACATAGAGGACTGCGATGTTCTCTACAGGGAGAACGAGTTTGACCAGAAGGAGACTGAATTCAACAGGAAGGTGACTGAATTCAACACGGCACACATCGCGAGGACCAAGAAATACAACGATATGGTCAGGAGCTATAACACGAATGTTTCGAATTTCAATGTGGCGAAGACGGGAGTGGTTCCTGAGTTCGCGAGTCAGCCGACGTGGTAGATAAAGAATATCGGTGTGAATAGGTATGTATGAAGTTGTTATATACTCAATCAGTAGTAAAGATGTGAATATACCTGACACGTATATTGGTCGAACGGTAGACTACGACAGACGCATGGAAGAGCATGGAACATTATGTGAGACATCTGACCGACGAGTATACAAATTCATCAGAGAGAATGGTGGGTGGTCAAATTGGTCTATGAATGTGGTTTCAAAAGTGGTGTGTGGGAGCAAGGGTGACGCTGCCCTTGAGGAGTTGTTATGGTTTTTGAGACTGAAGTCAACACTAAACGTGACTAGACCAGGCATAAACTACTACATCAGATGTATGAAAGTTCCAAGACTACGCGAAAAACGAAGGCACATCTTAGATATGATTGAACCTTACATGATTCAAGAGACTTCTGGGTCGCTACGCTCCAGTTACTGCCGCGAATTGGTCTGAGTTCCTGGATGTTCCTGGAAGTCTGGGGTCGCTACGCTCCAGTTACTGCCGCGAATATTTTTGTGCCCCATTTCTTTCAAACCGAAACCTTACTAAACTGACGAGACAACCCTCACAAAAAGCCCTACTTCAAATTGGTCTAAAACTCCTGTCAATATCTAAACAATATATGAGTAATTGGCCTGGGAATGCGGAAAATCCCAGGCGAATTATTTTCTTAGCTATATATTGAG